TTAAATGTTTAAAGCGTCAATGGAACGAATTATGTTCTGTTGGCCTTTTTTACTTTCATGAGTATAAATATTTAAAGTCATATCTATGGTTGAGTGTCCTAGAATTTTTTGAACATCTTTGGGAGTGTTTCCTGTTCCTGGCTGTAGCATAAGAGTAGCAAATGTATGTCTAAAGCCGTGAATGGTTATCTGCTTTAAATTGGAATTGTTTTTATAAATCCTTTGTAACCAATGTGCCGGTGTAGCTAAGTTAAGGTGGTCTCCATTTGCTTTACAGAAGACAAAGTCATAAATATTACTGCGATACTTCATCAAGTCTGCTTTCAGACTTTTTGACAATGGTACATCTCTATATGATTCTTTTGTTTTTGGTGGAGCAATAAGTTCTACGTTATTAAAGCCCACATTTATGGTTTTAGTAACATGAATAACATTCTTTTCAAAATCAATGTCATCCCACTTAAGGGCTAGAGCTTCACTTTTTCTAAGTCCAGTTGAACTTAAAAGTTTAAAGTACATGTATGCTATTTCACTATCTTTTTTAGCAGCATTTAAAAATTCCCTTACTTGTTCTGGACTATCATAGTAGTTATTTTTAGTATCTCTACGTTTCTTTACAGATGTTTTAGCAGGGACAATTACTTTCTTAGTAGGATTAATATTTGCATAGCCTAGAACGATAGCATAGTTGATTAAATTGTTAAGTAGGTTAAAAGCTGGTCGATATCTTACTAAAACAGTTGATAGATTATTAATCCATTTCTGGACTTTAGCAGGTTTGATTTTATCAATATAAACATTACCGAAATCTTTTTTTACATGGTTATCATATGTTTGCTGCATCTTATGAGCTGTGGATTCTTTTGCGTGTTTTTTGTAAGTATCGAACCAGAGAGTCCAAACTTGTTCAACCGTGGCTTGCTTAGGCTTTGTGTATCCCTGGGTACCTTTAGCACGAAGTTTCTTATAGACAGCATTAGCTTCTTGATATGTTTTAAAGCCTTGGCGAGTAACCATAACACGCTTGCCACTATCGTCCATGCCTAGATATGTTTTAAATCTATATCTAACTTTCCCAGATTTTAAAGTGTATTTTGTAATTTCCTTATTCAATTGTTTTGGCATAATAAAAAACCTCCTATTTTGGCATCATTAAAAGTCTGCTAAAATAGAAGATAGCAGAACTGTTTTAATGATGGTTTTGTTAATTTTATTCAAATTTTTGAATGAGCTATTGGCGTAGCTCGTTTGTTTGACCTACTGATGTTGGCACATTAGTAGGTCTTTTTTTATAGATTTAGCAATTGCTTCTTTTTGGCGTCAAACTCTTCTGGCGTTATTGCTCCAATGTCTAATAACTCTTTGAGCTTTTTGATCTCGTCTAATGGATCAGTATCTGGGGATGATTGGGTGGCGGAAAACTCTACGTTTAGTGTTTCATTTTCTTTTAAAATAGCCTGCAATAAAGTTGTTAATCTATTTGTTTCATCAATTCCGGTTCGAGCAATTAAGCTACTAGTTTTAACGGTAGAATTAACAAACTCAATTTCAAAACTTGAACCGTCGGTAAAACTGATAATTACACCTAGATGATCTAAAAAGTCTTTTGTAATAGTCGTGGTTTCTTTCTTCCCAGTAAAGCCTCCAACTATTGCGCCCAATCCACCAACAGGTGCAGTCAAAACGCCACCAACAACTGCTCTAGTCAGTGCATGTTTATGTTTTGTTTGTGTTTTCGAATCATTATGTTCAGTCTTATTAACCTTATATGAAAGAACATCACTAAAATCGTATACCTTATAATCTCTGGTGAGAATACCACGTGGATTTAATATTCTTTTATTTTTTGTATCGAAGTAGTAACCTTCAAATTTTTCAGATTTATTGTCTTTAAAAGTATCTAAAATTTTTTTATATTCAGCGTCTTCTTGTTGTTTGACCTCTTTAGCTAGCTTTCTTTTTTCAGCATTTTCTTCCATCTTTTTACTTATATTATCAAAAAATCCCATTTTTTCTTCTCCGTTTATATCCCTTATAATTTGCTAGTAAATTGAATTGCCTTGCCTATAATAGTGGCAGGGTTGTTAGGTGTGATAATAATAGGATCATAAGCATCATTATCAGGCTTAAGCATTACTAGACCATCAATATGTTTGACACGTTTTAAAGTGGCTTCGGTGTCACCGTTAACTTGAACGGCAGCAATTTCTCCATCTTCAACTTCCGGTTGTAGTCTGATTGTTACGATAGAACCGTCTGGAATAGTAGGTTCCATTGAATGACCTTTAGCTCGTAAATCAATTAATTCTCCAGAAGGAACCTGCCCTTTAGGAAAGACGTGAGTAATATATTCTTCAACATTTTCTTCTGCAGTAATTGGATCACCGCATGCAATTTCTCCTATAAGAGGGATATGCTTTGCTACAGAATCACTCTGATACAAATATTCCGTATTTGATGGAAAGGAAGTTTGATTTATTTTGTATCTTGGATCAAGATCGCTCTTCTTTACACCTAAAACAGTAGCAATTTTTTCTAACGCGCCAGCATTGGGAGTTGATCGTTGCGCAAAATATCCACTTAAAGTAGATGCCGGTATACCTGTTATTTCAGCTAGCTGTTTTTGTGTATAATTTCGCGAATAGTATTTTAAGTTTTCCGAAATAGTTTTTCGTGCAATCTTTTCTGGATCACTTAGTTTATTTCTAGGCATTTGAGCACCTCCTTCAATATTAATTATATTGGTTTTCTCGTTATAAACAATAAAAACGCGAAAAAATATTAAAAAACTCGTTGACAAACGAATAAACTCGTTTTATGATAGAATCAACAACTTGAGAGGAGGTAAAACATGACAAAGATCACATTGCGTGCTGCTAGGATTAATGCTGGATTAACTCAAATGCAAGTTAGTAAATCTCTTGGTATTGCACCAGCAACCTTAAGCGGATGGGAAAAGAATAGTACAAAATTGTCTTTTCTCGAAGCAATTAAACTCGCAAAGTTATATCATATTCAACCGGATAATATTTTTTTTGGAAAAGAAAACGAGTTTATTCGTTCTAGAAAAGTAGGAGAAAACTAAATGGAACTACTAAATTTTGAAGGCCAATCTGTTTTAGACAGTCGTGAGGTAGCCAAAATGACTGGTAAACAACATTCAAATCTTATGCGAGATATTCATGGCTATATTAATGATATTAAGCCCAATTCAAAATTGAATTCGGCGGATTTCTTCATTCAATCAACTTATACCGATAAGAATAATCAAATCAGACCATGCTACCTCCTTACTAAACAGGGATGCGAATTTGTAGCAAATAAGATGACCGGAAAGAAAGGCAATCAATTTACTGCTCAATATGTAACGTTGTTCAATTCAATGAAAGAAACAATTGAAAATGAACCTCAGGCAATCCTTGACCAATTACATAAAGAGTGGGGCGTTCCTACAACTTTAGGTGGCGCACTTCAACTAGCTGCTAATCAGCAAGTCGAAATTGAAAAGATGAAGCCTAAGGTTGATTACTATGACAGTCAAATGAGAAATCCAGGTCTTATGACAGTAACTGAGATTGCTAAGGACTATGGTTGGTCAGCCAAAACATTAAATAAGGAATTGCATAAGCGAGGCATTATTTTCAAGCAAGGTAAGCACTGGGTGCCTTACGCCAAATATGCTGGTAAAGGTTATACACAGTATGAACCATTTGATTATCAGCATAGTAATGGCCGGCCAGGAGTTCACAATAATTTGAAGTGGACGCAAAAAGGTAAGAAATTCATTTATGACTTGTTGGCCAAAGATGGTATTAAGCCGGTAACTGAACAGATGAATTTGCTGGAAGCTTAGGAGACAAAAATGAAGGTAACACTAGAAGGTAAATCAGAAGAGATTCAAGAGATCTTAAGCTTTATGCATATGAAACAAGAAGACTATTTAACCTTAAGACCAAGCGAAGTAAATGATAATCATATATTAAAAAGGTAAAAATGGAGTGATTGAAATGGATTTAATAAATTCAAACGCTCTTCGTTCGATTATCAGAGAAGAACTGCCGGACATAAGTAACAACTTGCTAACGAAAAAAGATGCTAAATCTCTGATTAAAAAATACGCATCACAAGGATATTTCAATGTCGGTGACGCTGCTAACTATTGCGGAGTTAGCCGAAGTACTTTTGATAAATGGCGAAAAGATGGAATAATTACACCCCGCATTGTTTGCGGAGTAGTTAGATATGCAAGAGCAGATTTAGATAGGATGATGAGCAACGATGAGATGGTTTAACAAAATAGTAAATAATTGGTTTCACATTGATTTGAATTGTAGAGAAACAGATTTTTTAGCACTAGGCGGATTTATTGGGGTATTTATCACGTTCATATTCACAATGTTTACCGCGATTTTTCCGAATATTTAAGGAGGGTGAATGAAATGAGTTTAGAAACACGATTAATCAGTAGCAGCAATGCTTTTTTCACAAAAGAAACTAAGCAGCAATTCATTGAAGATGAGTATCAACGTCAATTTAGAACGGATTTAATGTCAACAAAAAAGCCGCTAACTGCGCCAACAGCTAACGACTAGAAAAATATATAGAACCAAAGGAATTATAACATGAATAAGATTAACAAAACACAAGCATTAATTACATTTGAAAATGAGAACTTTCCAATCAATTTTGAACCAGCAAAAGTAGACTTCCCTGGCTATCAAGATTTAAAAGCAAAAGTCGATGAAATAGCTAAAGGATGGGATACCTACGTAGTAACTTCTAAGTCTTATCCTTACGATAAGAAGACTAAGGCTGAACTAAATCGTATTCGTAAAGCGTTGAATGACCGCCGTAAAGAAATTACTAAACAAGCCAGTCAACCTATAGACGAGTTTACAGCTTTAATTAAAGGCTTAGACCTTGAAATTAAAGAGGCAGTTGACCATATCAATGAGGGCATTAAAGTTTTTGATGAAAAGGCTAGGAAAGATAAGCACCAGCAGAACTTGATTAGACTTGGTGAGATTGCTACTGAATACGGTGTAGCTCTTCAAAAATTAGAGTACAACCCTAAGTGGGACAACAAGTCAACTAGCTGGAAGACCATTGAAGAAGAAGCTAGACAGCAATTTGAAGCAATTGTTGAGCAGGAGAAAGCTAGAAAAGAAGCTGAACAAGTTATTGCTAATAAGGCTAATGAATATACTAAGCCGGCTATGTCTGCTAATCCTTACTTACAGATGCTTGACTACAAGCCACTGCCTGACGTTCTTACTCAGATGGATAATGACCATAAATATTTAATTGAACAAGCTAAGCAGCAAGAAGAGAACCGCAAAAAAGCTGTGCAAGCTTTAGAAAAACACGGGGACAAGTACATTGATGCTAAAACCGGTGAAGTAGTAGATAAGCTCCATACCGTTACCTTAAGGCTTAGAGGAACTAAAGAACAGATGACCGCTTTATCCAACTTTATTAAAGATTGGGGCATTAGTTACGAAAGGGTGAATTAATGATGGAGATTTATGGCAAAGAAGAAGACAGAGCTAAGTGGGCAATGCACTATGCGCAAGTTAAAGCTAATATTGAACAACCTCAACGCAGTCATAATGTTACTGTATCTGGAACTACTAAACAGGGTAAACCATATAGTTATGAGTATTCTTATGCCGACCTAGCAGACGTTGATAAAGCTGTAATGGATGGCATTAAGAAGGCAACCGATAAAGACGGTAATGTGGTATTCAGTTATTTCTTTGACATCAGTACAGGCAATACTTCTGTTACCGTACAGACTATTCTAGTTGATTCATCTGGCTTTACTGTTAAAACTAACAAGATTACTTTTCAAAATAGCAGCCCACAGGACGCACAAGCTACTGCAAGTTTGATTAGTTACGCTAAAAGATACTCGCTAAGCGGTGCTTTTGGAATTGCAGCAGATGATGACGATGATGCACAAGATCAAAAGACAATCTATGAACCAAAAGTCTTAACTAAAAGAGAACTTGAAGAATATAAGGTATATTACAACGGCACCATGGCTAATTTATATGACTTGTATCAAGAAGCCAAAGAAGGCATCAAAGACGCACAAGACTGGTTTAATGAGTCACATACTCCACAAGACGCACAAGCTGTTCATCAGATTGCACAGATCTTTAAAAAGAAACACGCAGAAACAAAAGAGTCTGATAAAGCGAAAAAAGCTGCTCTTGAAAAGATACAACAGTCCCAAACAAAAGAATCTAAAAAGGATCCATTTGCTGACAAGAAAGTAGCAAGTGGCGGAGATCCTGCTGTAGATGAATTATTTTAGGTGGTGGATTAAGTGGCACAACGTAGAATGTTCTCACAACGTATTGTTGAAAGTGCAAGATTTCTTAAAATGCCTCCATCAACTCAATGCCTCTACTTCCATTTAGGAATCCATGCTGATGATGACGGAGTTGTTGAAGGTTACAATGTTATGAAACAAACTGGCTCTACTGAAGATGACTTAAAGATCCTTGCAGCCAAAGGTCTTATCACTGTTCTCAATTCCGATCTTGTTACTTATATAAATGACTGGAAAGAAAATAATCGTATTCGTTCTGATAGGAAAGTTGATTCAATTTATCGGGACTTGCTTATAAGAATGCTACCTGATATTGAACTTCAACAATCAAAAGCAAGGGCTGATACTGGTAAAAAGACTGGCATTAAAGCAATTGAAGGTAATGGACGTCCAGTGGACAACCAATGGACGTCAAATGGACCGCATAGGTTAGGTAAGGATAGGTTAGGTAAGGATAGTATAAATAATATAGTCGATTCTTCCGAATCTCCGACACAAATATATGAGTCAGAATTTGAACAATTATGGTCAATGTATCCTAAGAAACAAGGTAAAAAGGCTGCTCTTAGACACTATAAGACGTGGAGAAAGCGTAGCAAGGATAACACTTTTGAAGCAATGAAAGAAAAACTAGAGCGTTATCTTAAGTTTCTTAAAATTAAACAAACACCGCTAGAGTACACACTTAATGGATCTACCTGGTTTAATGGCCGATTTGATGATGAACTGGATATGACACCTGTTAAACCTAGATATAATCAGCAAGCTAAGCCAGTTCGAAGGGCTACAAACTGGGATAAGGTTCAGCAACAACAATCGCAAACAACACTACAAATGACGCGAGAAGAACGTAACGCAATTTTCAGAGAGTACGGGAGGTAA